AGCAGCATAACCAGAAGTTGCAGGCTGACATGATCAAGCACCTTACGCAGCCGTCGAAACCTACCGGAGCTAAGAATGGATAAGTATCTAGAGTATCTTAGGAAACAATTTTCGGTGCGCTATGATTACTGTTGAACCTACTAGGGATTTTCCTATCCCCTTTGACTTGTCCGACGAAGAGGCTAGCACTCACAAGGACAGGATCACTGTTGCTGCAAACACTGCCGCTCTCATAGGAGAGCTAGGTGGTACGTTTGAGTTGACGGATGCTGACGAACACGCAGCACATGCCCTTATCAAAGGGACCAAAGACATCAAGACTGCCCGTCAGTTGACAGTCCCTGCTGTAGCTCGCAAGCTACATTTGCTCCTCTCGGAGTACGACCACCAAGTAATTAAGGACGCCCATCAGGGGCGGCTATACGTTACCAACCGCTTGGTTGAGCTATCCCAATGCGGCGACCCAAAGGTGGAACTGAAGGCGTTAGAGCTTCTAGGTAAGCACTCAGACATAGGTCTGTTCACTGAACGCAGTGAAATTACGATCACGCACAAGACATCTGTCGATCTTGAGAACTCTATTAAGGAGCGGATCAAGCGACTGCTGAACGCGGACGTAATAGATGTGACACCGATCTCAGACTTGGACAAGCATCTGGGTAGTCCTATAGAAGAGCTGGGTGAGTCAGAGGAATACGATGAGTAGCTCTGTCTTAGACTCAGTTTCCCTCAAGGACATCCCCAGAATCTTGGGGCAGCTTACTGAAGCAGACCTTAGAGTGCTGGAAGCACAGCTTGTGCGGCTGGAAAAGCTCAAGCAAAGGGAGCTAGCGCAGGAAAGGTTTGAAGTTTTCGTGCGCAAAGCTTGGCCTACCTTCATCGGAGGGAGGCACCACAAGATAATGGCACACGCTTTCGAGCGAGTAGCCAAGGGCGAGCTAAAACGGCTGATCATCAACATGCCGCCTAGGCATACCAAGTCAGAGTTTGCCTCTTACCTGCTACCAGCTTGGTTTTTGGGGAAATTTCCCCACAAAAAGGTCATTCAGTCGTCCAATACGTCCGAATTGGCGGTCGGTTTCGGGCGAAAAGTACGGAATCTGGTGGATTCAGAGGTCTACACAGAGATTTTTCCCGAACTTAGCCTGCAAGTTGACTCAAAAGCTGCCGGTCGGTGGAACACAAGCAAGGGGGGCGACTACTTTGCTATCGGTGTGGGGGGTACAGTGACTGGTAAGGGTGCTGACCTACTGATTATTGACGACCCGCACTCGGAGCAGGAAGCTAAGCAAGCTGCTAACAACCCAGAAATCTTTGATTCGGTCTACGAGTGGTACACATCCGGGCCAAGGCAGCGTTTGCAGCCGGGTGGAGCTATTGTCATCGTGATGACGCGCTGGTCACTGAGGGATTTGACCGGGCAGGTTATTAAGGCTGCTGCCTCACGGGGTGGTGAGGAGTGGGAAGTAATTGAATTTCCTGCCATCATGCCTAGTAACCAACCCCTTTGGCCGGAGTTCTGGTCAATGGAGGAATTATCTGCTCTTAAGGAAGAACTTCCTAATTCGAAGTGGCAAGCGCAATATCAGCAGAATCCTATTGGCAACGAGTCAGCCATAGTTAAGCGAGAGTGGTGGAAGATATGGGAGAAGGATGCTCCTCCTAAATGCGACTACATACTGCAAAGCTGGGACACTGCATTTGAGAAAAATAATAGGGCTGACTATTCTGCTGGCACTACTTGGGGTATCTTTAATAACCCTGAAGATAATGAGATGCCTAATATCATCTTACTTGACACTTACAAGAAGAGGGTCGAGTGGGTAGAACTAAAGCGTGATGTACTGGAACAGTACAAGATGTGGGAGCCAGACGGGTTGATCATTGAGAAGAAGGCAACGGGCGCACCTCTCATCTATGAGTTGCGGTCAATGGGCATCCCTGTACAAGAGTACACACCCTCTAAAGGGCAAGACAAGATTGCTCGCTTGAACTCGGTGTCTGACATAATTGCTTCTGGAAAAGTATGGATACCGCAAACACGTTGGGCTGAAGAGCTAATCGATGAAGTTGCTGCCTTCCCCAGCGGAGAGCACGACGACTTAGTGGACGCAACGACGCTAGCACTTATGCGGTTCAGGCAAGGCGGGTTCTTACGATTGCCCAGTGACGCCCCTGAAGAACAACGGTACTTCAAAGGCGGGCGCAAGGCTGCTTACTACTAAGGAATACAAATGGCTACAAACTTTGACAAAGCGGCTTTACCCTTCGACCTTGAAGAGGAAGGCCCAGGTCTTGAGATCGAGATTGAAGACCCTGAAGCTGTGCGTATTGGCATGGGGGATGTGGAGATTGAGATTGATTTTGAAGATGAAGAAGGTGAGTTTGACGCTAACCTAGCAGAGGACATGACTGAGGGTGCGTTGCAGTCACTTGGGTCAGAGTTGCTCGACCTCGTTGAGACAGACATTAACAGCCGCAAAGACTGGGTAGATGCGTTTGTCAAGGGCTTGGAAGTGCTGGGGATGAAGTACGAAGAGCGTACTGAGCCTTGGAACGGTGCGTGTGGGGTCTACTCTACACTGCTGACTGAGGCAGCAATTCGCTTTCAAGCGGAAATGATTACCGAGACTTTCCCCGCTGCGGGGCCGGTCAAGACCCAGGTTGTCGGTGCAGTTGACAAGCTGAAGGAAGAAGCTGCTGAGCGTGTTCGTGATGACATGAACTATCAGTTGACTGAGGTGATGGTTGAGTATCGGCCAGAGCATGAGCGGATGCTGTACAGCTTGGGGTTGTCAGGCGCTGCGTTCAAGAAGGTGTACTACGACCCGGCAATGGGCCGACAGGTGGCGATCTTTCTACCTGCCGAAGATATGGTCATGCCGTATGGGGCGAGTAATATCTATAACGCTGAGCGTGTCACGCATGTGATGCGTAAGACCAAGAACGAGGTCAGGAAACTGCAAGTTGCAGGCTTCTACAGGGACGTAGAGCTTGGCGATCCGGTGCATATCTTTACCGACGTTGAGAAGAAGAAAGCCGAAGAGCAGGGATACTCTCTCACCGACGATGATCGTTTCCAACTATTAGAAATCCATGTCGACTACGACATGCCGGGGTATGAAGATGAAGACGGGATTGCACTGCCGTATGTTGTCACTATTGAGCGCGGTACGCAGGAGATTCTCTCAATCCGACGCAATTGGAATGAGGACGATAAGAACCGTCTCAAACGACAACACTTTGTTCAATATACTTATATCCCTGGTTTTGGGGCTTATGGTCTTGGTCTTATTCACCTTATTGGGGGGTATGCTAGGGCTGGCACTTCTCTTATTCGTCAGCTAGTTGATGCGGGGTCACTGAGCAACTTGCCGGGTGGGTTGAAGTCTAGAGGCTTGCGGATCAAGGGTGACGACACTCCTATCGCTCCGGGTGAGTTCAGGGATGTGGATGTGCCAAGTGGCACGGTGCGTGACAACATCATGCCTCTGCCGTACCAAGATCCAAGCCAGACACTCCTCGCACTACTGAATCAGATCACGGAAGAAGGTCGCCGACTGGGTGCGATCAGTGATATGAACATAAGCGACATGAGTTCTAACGCTCCTGTCGGCACAACCCTGGCTTTGCTTGAGCGAACGTTGAAGACCATGAGTGCTGTCCAGGCACGGGTCCATGCGTCGATGCGGATGGAGTTCAAGCTGCTGCGCGGGATCATTAGGGATTTTGCCCCTGAAGACTACAGCTACACACCTGAGAATGGTGACCGCAAAGCTAAGCAAGCCGACTATGACACGACGGAAGTGATTCCAGTCAGTGACCCTAACGCTGCCACTATGGCGCAGCGGATCATGCAGTACCAAGCGGCCATTCAGCTAGCTCAGGGGGCACCGCAGATATATGACCTTCCCCAACTTCACCGGCAGATGCTGGAGGTGCTGGGCATCAAGAACGCCGAGAAGCTTGTTCCTGTTGAGGATGACCAGACGCCGAAAGACCCAATCAGCGAGAACATGGCATTCCTTGTGGGCAAGCCGACCAAAGCCTTCATATATCAAGACCATGATGCACATATCGCCACGCACATGGCAATGATGCAAGACCCGTCGGTGATGGCAATGATTGGGCAAAGCCCGATGGCTCAGCAGATGCAGGGGGCAATTATGGCCCATATCTCCCAACATCTTGCCTTCTCTTACCGTGCAAACGTCGAGAAACAGTTGGGAGTGCCCATGCCTGCGCCTGACGCAGAACTTACGGAAGACCAAGAGGTTCAGTTGTCTCGGTTGGTTGCTCAAGCTGCGCAACAGCTTAAGGGTGTCAATCAGCAGCAAGCGCAACAAGGCCAAGCGCAGCAAGCAGCCCAAGACCCGATGTTGCAACTTAAGCAAGCGGAAGTTCAGCTTAAGGCGAAGGACAGTGAGCGTAAGGATGTGGACAGCGAGAGAGACTTCCAGATCGCTCAGCAACGTATTCAGTTGGAGACGCAGCGGTTGCAGGTTGACGGGCAGAGAGAACGGGATCGACTTGCTTCTCAACAGCAGCAACATTCGCAGACTTCCCAGACGGATTCGCAGTTGGAATCTATGCGGTTGGCTGAACAACGCCAGCAGCATAACCAGAAGTTGCAGGCTGACATGATCAAGCACCTTACGCAGCCGTCGAAACCAACCGGAGCTAAGAATGGATAAGTATCTAGAGTATCTTAGGAAACAGTTTTCGGAGCGGCAAGATAGCCTTGCCCTTGCGCTAGCAGACGGCGCTGCGAAGTCGTTTGAAGAGTATAGGCAGTTGGTGGGGGAAATCCGGGGTCTTTCCTTTGCTCAACTTTGTGTATCTGACCTCGTGCGTAAACTAGAGAATGACGACGACAATGAGTGAAATTCTACTTGCTCCTAACTTGTTTAGCATCCCAACTTCCCTCCCAGAAGTAACTATGGATAAAGCTAGACAGCTACCAGAACCGGCGACCTATCACCTGTTATGTGTTATTCCTGAGACTGAGGAAAAGTACGACAGTGGGTTGGTCAAGTCTGGGCAGACTATGCACTTTGAAGAAGTGCTGTCTCCTGTGCTGTTTGTAGTAAAGATGGGGCCAGACTGCTATGGCGATAAGACACGTTTTCCTAGTGGGCCTTCTTGCAAGGTTGGAGATTTCGTTCTGGTGCGTCCTAACTCAGGCACTCGGGTGAAGATTCATGGGCGGGAGTTTCGCATCATCAATGACGACTCGGTTGAGGCAATTGTTGAAGACCCCCGTGGTATCAGTCGGGCGTAAGTACATTGTCAGTAAGGGGTGGGAAGGTTTTGGGGACAGACTCCAATGCCTTTCCTACTGCATCAACTCTGCGCTTAGGTACAACCGAAGTATCTACGTAGATTGGACCGACACTGTCTGGGGGGAGGGGTTTTACAGGTACTTTCACTTTGTAGACCTTCCTTTCGTGGAGTCTGACAAGGACATACCCGTAAGCTCTTCTGTCTACCCTGAGTTCTGGAAGAACAAGTTGATGCTGCCAGCTAATAGCTGGGTGTACGACATGCGGGAGGCGTTAGCGTTTGAGCCGCAGAAATCGTTGCACTATGAAGATGTGTGGGTGCATCCTGGCATTGGGTACAGGGAGTATGACTTCTACCAACTCCCCAAAAACCTGCGGCTTAACGCGGATGTAGCAGAAGAAATCCGCTCGCGGCTTGTAGAGTTTGACCTTCCCATCGTGCATTTACGTGGCACGGACAGGGCTGTGTCGGAAGAAAAGTGGGCAGAACTACGGGAGAAAGCCCCCGTAGCTTGGGTGTTATCAGAGGACAAAGCTCTGATTGACCGTTGGATGCAGGAGAGTCCTGAGTCAAAAGTCTTCTCCAGTGCTAAAGAGGGAGTAACTCACTTCTCCACAGACGTAGACAAGCATGAGATGAACCTAGCCGTACTAACAGATTTCTTTACTATAGCTAGCGCCAAGGATGCGTATGCTCTTAACGATGAGAGTCTGTTCTTCAGCATGGCTAGGAAGTTTGGGGGTTGCGAAGGGGTCAGGGCAGTACTGGGCGAGTTCCCCTTCTCGGCTAAGTCAGTCTGCAATGTCACAGACAAACCCATATTTGTGTCTTTCTACACTACCAATGGTAAGTACCCAGAATTGGCGTACAAGCTAATGAGGTCACTGAAAGCACATAACCTTGACCATGACATTGAAGAGCTACCTCCGTTTGAGAGTTGGACAAAAACTACAGCGTTTAAAGCAACATTTATAAAGCGTAAGTTACTGCAGTACAACCGCCCTGTTATATGGATTGATTGTGACTGCGAAATTTTGCAGTATCCCGAGTTGCTAATGGGAGATTCTGAGTTTGCTGCTGTTAATTGGTTTGCTGTCCAAGGGCATCATTTAGACGGGAAGATTCCTTACGATGCGGACACAGATAAAGGATTTTTTACGGGGATGCTAAGCAAATGGGCGCTTACCACCCTACCCCTAATAGACCAATGGCAGGGGGGAATTGATGTTCTTACTAATCCCAATGAGGACCAAGTGCTGTCGATTACATGGAACAAAGAAGATAGGCGCAGCATATCTCGTACATGGCTACCTACAAACTACCTAAGTGGTTTATTTTCCGTGGATGATCCAGTGATACGTACAGAATTTGCCCCTTACGCAGACATTGCGGCTAGGGAGCTTATGTGGCAAAGAAGTAACGGGCTTACCGGGGATAGCCCTTCAAAATCCCCTGCTTAAATAGGACTAGTATGGCAGAGACAGCATTCAAGTTTCCTGACGAGGAAATCGTCAACGACAAGGAAACAGCAAGTACGGAGGTGGAGATCGAGATTGTCGATGACACTCCTGAAGACGACCGCAACCGCAGGCCGATGAAGGAAGCTCCGGTTGACATCCCGGATGAAGAGCTTGAGCAGTACAGTGATAGCGTAAAGAAGCGCATTAAGCACTTTACTAAGGGCTATCACGAGGAGCGACGGTCTAAGGAAGCCGCCCTGCGCGAGCGGGAAGAGGCTGTCAACCTAGCTCAAAACCTTGTTGAAGAGAACAAACGCCTCCAAGGGTCGCTGGGCCAAGGGCAAGCTGCGCTACTCGATCAAGCTAAGAAGGTACTGGCTGGTGAGGTCGATGCTGCCAAGCAGAAATACAAGGCTGCTTACGAGGCTGGGGACTCAGATGCGCTTGTAGATGCGCAGGATGAGCTTACAAATGCAAAGATTAAGGCCGATAGGGTCAACAATTTTAAGTTACCCCCTTTACAAGATCCAAAAAGTATAGTACAACCTCAACAGGCGGCAGCAGCGCCTCAAGTCGATACCAAAGCAAGAGCGTGGCAGGATGAAAATCCTTGGTTTGGTTCCGACGATGAGATGACCGCTGTTGCCCTAACGGTACACAAAAAGCTTGTTGAAAGTAAGATTGATCCAACCAGCGACGAGTACTACGAGAGAATTAACGCTCGTGTACGGCAGCTTTTCCCTGATGCGTTCCCCTCGGGAAGGGCGGTTAAAAGGTCAACGGTGGTGGCATCTGCTACCCGTAGTACAGCACCGCGCAAAATCGTGCTGACTCAATCACAAGTGAACATCGCCAAGCGGCTGGGCGTTCCACTGGAAGCTTATGCTAAGCAGGTTGCGGCAGACTTAAGGAAACAGAATGGCTGATAACAGACTTACCCGAGAACTCGACACCCGCGCTACTTTTGAGCGTCCCAAAAGCTGGGCACCTCCAGAGAAGCTCCCTAGTCCTAACCCCCTTCCGGGTTATGACTTCCGATGGGTCCGTGTTAGTACGTTAGGTACTGATGATCCCATGAACATTTCCGGCAAGCTCCGCGAAGGTTGGGAACCCGTCAGGGCAGTAGATCATCCAGAACTTGGCATCTTGGCTAGCGCTCGCGGGCGTTATCCTGACAGTGTTGAGGTCGGTGGACTCATGCTTTGCAAAATCCCCAAGGAATTCATGGAACAGCGTGCTGCGTACTACCAGCAGCAGACTGATACCCAGATGAACTCGATTGACAATAACTTCATGCGCGAAAACGATCCTCGTATGCCGCTTTTCAAAGAGCGAAGCAGCAAGGTGAGTTTTGGCAAAGGTACTTAATTTAGGAGTCTTAGATGGCTTATCCTACGGTATCCGCCCCCTACGGGCTATTGCCGCAGAACTTGATTGGTGGTCAGGTCTTTGCGGGTTCCACTCGCATGTACCCCATCCAGTACGGTTATGCGACTGACATCTTCTACGGTGACTTTGTTGTTCTGTCCCGTGGTTCTATAACCCGCGCCTCAGTTTCTACTGGCACAGGTCTAAACCAAACTGTTGGTATTTTCCTGGGTTGCACTTTCACAAACCCTTCTACTAAGCAGAAGTTGTTCTCTCAATATTGGCCTGCAAGCACCACTGCCGGTGACTGCCAAGCCTATGTTTTGGACGACCCCGACGCTGTGTTTAAAGCGGTTGTTTGTTCTGCTACCACTGCTATTGCGTCCGCTGCTGTGGCGATGATTGGCACTAACCTGTCAGCTATCAACAATACTGGAAGCACTAGTACCGGTAACTCGGCCAACGCCGTTCTGGCTCCTAGCGCCACTCCGGTCACTACCACCCTGCCTTTGCGTTTGGTTGGCTTGGTGCAAGAGTCTGCTAATGCTGTAAGTGCTACTGGCTCTTCGTCTTCTACAACTATTACCTTGACTGGTTCGGGTTTGCCTAGCGCAATCCCTGTTGGAACAGATGTGGCCTACATTGCAGCAAACGGGCAACTAATCCAAACAGGTTCTTTTGTGACTACTGCCGCGTCAGCCGCTGCGACATCAGTTACGATTAACGCTGCGATTGCCGTGCCGGGTAGTGTTGTAGCAATTCCTTCTGCTTCCACTATAGTGTTCACCCAGTATCCTGAAGTCTTGGTTAAATTTAATCAAGCACTGCATGGTTACTACTCTGCCACTGGCGCATAAGGAGCTAAATCATGGCTATTTCACGCGCACAACTACTTAAAGAACTCCTGCCTGGACTGAACGCACTGTTTGGTCTGGAGTATGCTCGTTATGGCGAAGAGCATAAGGAAATCTACGAGACGGAAACTTCGGAGCGTAGCTTTGAAGAGGAAACCAAGCTGTCTGGCTTCTCTGCCGCTCCGGTGAAGAACGAAGGCTCTGCCATTGCTTATGACAATGGTCAGGAAGCTTGGACCGCTCGCTACAACCACGAAACCATTGCCCTGGGTTTCTCCATCACTGAAGAAGCGATGGAAGACAATTTGTACGACAGCCTGTCTGCTCGTTACACCAAGGCTCTGGCTCGCGGTATGGCGTACACCAAGCAGGTTAAAGCTGCTGCTGTTATCAACAACGGCTTTAGCGCCGGTGTTGTCTATGGTGACGGTGTGTCCCTGTTCTCGACGGCTCACCCGCTCGTCTCCGGTGGCACCAACAGCAACCGCCCTGCGACTCCGTCTGACCTGAACGAAACCTCGCTGGAAAGCGCTGTGATTCAAATCGCAGCATGGACCGATGAGCGCTCGTTGCTGATTGCCGCTAAGCCCAAGAAGCTGATCATCCCGCCTGCTCTGATGTTCGTTGCTACCCGTCTGTTGGAAACGTCGCTGCGTGTTGGCACGACCGACAACGATATCAATGCCATCAAGAACAACGGCTCGATCCCTGAAGGCTACACGGTCAATCACTTCTTGACCGACACCACCGGCTGGTATCTGACCACGGACGTTCCTAACGGCTTGAAGCACTTTGTGCGGACTCCGTTGTCAACTTCCATGGATGGAGACTTTGATACTGGGAATACCCGGTACAAAGCACGCGAACGGTACAGTTTCGGGGTTAGCGATCCGCTGGGCATGTTTGGCTCGCCCGGTTCGTCCTGATAGTTTAGTCGCTTACCCGTTGATGACTTAAAAAGAGCAAACGGCAAAGGGGTGAGAAGCCCCTGCCCACTTCGGTGGGCTTTTTTACGTCTACCCCCTTGCATTCCCCCAACGCATGTGCTATAAACACTTACCGGACCCCCGGTACATCAAACCGCTCCGGTCGGGCGACATGCAGATTGATGTACTTAACTCGCATGTGAGGCACTAAAAATGGCTGTAGCTACCCACCTTGGCCCCTGGCTGCTTGGTACTGTCAAAGACACGACCGGCACGACCGCAGGCTTGATCCGCAACGTTGGCGCAACTATTGTTGCTCAGAGCTACACAGCGGCGACCGCTGTTATCTTGGCGACCCCTGCGGCTCAGCAGATGTTTACCATCCCTGCTGGCGCAAAAATTCTGCGCTTTGATATTGAAGTGCCTGTTGCCTTGACTGGCGCTACCAACTGCGGCGTGGTCATTGGTACTTCTGGTACGAGCAACTTCTACATGACCTCGGTCAATAGCGGAGCAACCGCAGTTCAGACTTCACCTGCCACCATTGCAGCAGCTACCCAAGCAGCCAAAACCAACAACGTTGGCACTACCGACGCAATTATCTTTGGGACGTTTACGGCCGCAACGGCTGATGCAACGGCTGGATCAGTTGTTGTTACGGTTGAGTACATTGTGCGTAACGCTGACGGTACTGCTGGCGCTGCAAGCTAATCAGGGAGCATTGCCATGATGCAAACTGATGTAAAGAGCGCACACCTAAGTGTCGCAGGGTCACTATTTGCGGGAAGGACAAGGCTGAAAGGCTTTTCCGTTGCCCCTGTGGCGGCTACTGCGGCAACTTACGAGTTTCGTGATGGTGGGGCAACGGGTCCAATAATGGCGCAGTTTGACATTGCTTCCCAGTCCGTCCCTAACTCACTCTATGTGCTGATCCCCGGTGAAGGTCTTTTGTTTAATACAACCCTTCATTTGACGATTAGTGTTGGCTCAATCACGGGCATCACGGTCTTCTACGGATAAGCATGGACTCCCAGAATCTTATTAACGTAGGACTGGGCGTTTCCAGTGCTGTCTTTGGGTGGCTTGCCCGTGAGCTTTGGACTGCGGTCAAGGATTTAAAAGAAGACTTGACTACGTTGTCTGTTGAGCTACCCAAGACTTATGTCACGCGGGACGACTACCGGTCAGACCTCAAAGAAATCAAAGATATGCTAGGTAAAATCTTTGATCGGCTTGAGAACAAGGCAGACAAGTAATGCCCAGCACAAGCAAAAAGCAGCATAACTTCATGGCGGCTATTGCTAATTCCCCTTCTTTCGCTAAGAAGGTGGGTGTTCCTCAATCTGTAGGCCAGGACTTCAGCGCTGCTGACAAAGGCCGCAAGTTCGCTAAAGGCGGTGATACTATGGCTACCAAAGGAATGAATCCCTTCAAGGGTAAAGAAATGAAAGGTGGCGCTCCGGCCCGTCCTCCAATTGACCCCCGTATGGTGGCTGCTCTCATGGCTGCTCGTCGCGGCGGTCCTTCTGCACCCCCTGCTGCTGCTGCACCTATGAAGAAGGGCGGTATGGCTAAGTATGCAACTGGCGGGTTCGTTCGCGCTGCTGACGGCATTGCCCAAAAGGGTAAGACCAAAGCTAAGCAGATTAAAATGGCCGGTGGCGGCAAGTGCTAAGGAAATAATCATGGCAACCAAACCTATGCCGGCCCCCAAGCCGAAAGAAGACCCGCTGGATAAGGGTGTCTACACTGTTGAGAAGGGACCTCCCCCCATGCCTGACGAAGGCCCAACAAAAAATATCAAACCGCCCAAGAAGTACGCCAAAGGTGGGGCAATTGGCGCTAAGTACATGAAAGAAGACGCGGACGAAGTTGAGAAGAACATTACCCCAGAAGGGAATTCTCGTGTTCGTGGGCTTGGGCCTTCAATGGCCGCAGCACGTTTGCGCAAAGCTTCTGACCGAGGTGAGTATGCTGCGCCTGGAATGGGGGATGCGGGGCAGTTTCTGAAGAAGGGCGGTTCCATCAAAGCTTACGCTTCTGGCGGTTCAGTCTCTAGTCGCGCTGATGGTTGTGCCCAGCGGGGTAAGACCCGTGGAATGATGAGGTAATCATGGCAACCGCAGCAAAGCCAAAACAAGTAGTTCAGGCTTTGAAAAAAGCTGGGTTCTATGCCGCGAGTAAGCCCAAACGGCTAGGTATCATCAACAAAGTTACAACCAAACCGCAGCGGATAGAGATGGTTGATAAGTTGTTCCTAGCCAAGAAAGCAGCCAAAGGCGGTGTCAAATGAGAGCCAGCCGAGGTATGGGGGATATCAACCCCGACAAGATGCCGGGGGCCAAACGGACCAAACGTCGGGATAGTACTGACTTTGAGATGTTTGCCGAAGGCGGCTCGGTTAGCCCAGCGTGGCAGCGTAAGGAAGGCAAGTCCGAGGCGGGTGGTTTGAACGCTGCTGGACGCGCCTCTTACAATAGGGCCAACCCGGGCAAGCCTGGGCTGAAAGCCCCGCAGCCAGAAGGTGGTCCCCGTAAGAAGTCATTCTGTGCCCGGATGTCTGGGATGAAAAAGAAACTGACTAGCGCAAAGACAGCTAACGACCCGGATAGTCGCATTAACAAAAGCCTTCGGGCATGGAAGTGCTAAATGGCAACCAAGGCAAAGTCAACTGTTAATGAAGCAGGCAACTACACTAAGCCTGAGTTGCGTAAAAAGATTGTGGCAAACGTAAAGGCAGCAGCTACTCAAGGTACAGGGGCTGGACAATGGTCAGCCCGCAAAGCCCAGCTTGTTGCAAAGAAATATAAAGCTTCGGGTGGTGGGTACAGGGATTGATGTGAAAACACCGCAGAAATCGCTGAAGGACTGGGGCGACCAAAAGTGGCAAACCAAGTCCGGCAAGCCATCATCCGAAACTGGTGAACGGTACTTGCCAGCGAAAGCAATACAATCGCTTAGCCCTGCTGAGTATGCCGCTACAACCAAAGCAAAACGTATGGGTAAGGCCGCAGGCAAGCAGTTTGTAGCGCAACCCAAACGCATAGCGAAGAAAACAGCAGGGTTTAGATAATGGCAACATCAGGCACCCAAGTATTCAACCTAGACCTTAGCGAGATTGTTGAGGAAGCGTTTGAGCGTTGTGGTGCGGAACTGCGTACTGGCTATGACCTTCGTACTGCTCGTAGGAGCCTTAACCTACTGTTTGCTGACTGGGCTAATCGTGGCATTAATATGTGGACTATTGACCAAGGGTCTATCACTCTTGTTCCGGGCACAGCGACGTATAACCTACCGATCTATACCGTCGATCTCTTGGAGCATGTTATCCGCACCGGAGCAGGTAACGCTTCCACGCAGGCAGATTTAAACATCACCCGGATCAGCGTTTCTACCTACGCTACGATCCCCAACAAGCTGACCCAGGCTAGGCCCATTCAGGTCTACATTGACCGGGTTTCTCCTACGCCCACGATCACCGTCTGGCCCACCCCTGACAATGTGCAGACTTACACGTTCGTGTACTGGCGGCTGCGCCGGATTGAAGATGCTGGTAACGGTGTGAACACGATGGATGTGCCGTTTAGGTTCCTGCCGTGTATGATTGCAGGGCTTGCTTCCTACCTCGCTTTGAAGGTTCCTGGGGGTCTAGAACGTGCGCAAATGCTTCAAGCACAGTATGATGCCGCATGGGATTTGGCAGCGGGTGAGGATCGAGAGAAGGCTGCGGTTCGGTTCGTGCCACGGCAACAGTTCATTAGCTAATCATGGGTAATAGGTTTGCAGCAGGTAAACGGGCGATATCGGAGTGTGACCGATGTGGGTTCCGTTTCAAGCTCAAAGACCTCAAAGGGTTGGTAATCAAGACCAAGAACGTTAACATCTTGGTTTGTCCGCAGTGCTGGGAGGAAGATCATCCACAGTTGCTTCTTGGAATGTATCCGGTCGATGACCCTCAAGCTTTGCGTAACCCCCGGCCTGATCGTAGCTACGTTACTTCTGGGCTTTTGTCTAGCGGGTATTTAGGGGAAGGTAGCCGAGCTATTTATTGGGGCTGGAATCCTGTTGGTGGGTCTAGTGGCTTTGATGCCCCATTGACGCCCAACCCTCTCGTTGCCGTTGGATCAATCGGCACTGTCACTGTAAGCATAACGTAAGGAACTAAGATGAAATCAGATATGGCTCAAGATAAGTCCATGATCAAAAAGGCGTTTAAGCAACACGACGCGCAGAAACACGGAAGCGGCAAAGGCACTTCTTTGAAGCTTAAAAAAGGTGGCCCGACTACTGACGACCGCATGAAGCTTGGCCGTAACATGTCCCGCGCTAAGAACCAAGGAGACTAATCATGGCTAAATTTAGCAAGAAGATGGGCGGTAAGGAAGTTGGGGACGCAGCGGTTTATGCCAAGCCCCACACTGATGTCAAAGGTGGTGGAACCAGCATGATGGGGCGCGGTACTCCCGTGACCATTGGCCCGCTGAAGGAAACCAAGACCACTGGCATCAAGATGCGCGGCACTGGCGCTGCTACTAAAGGGCTGATGTCCCGTGGGCCAATGGCGTAAAACATGAACCGCTTCGGCAGCGTATACGCTATAACAAACCTGCATACTAAAGAACAGTATGTGGGGCAGACTATCAAGTCTATTAGGACTAGATGGCATGGACATTGCGGTGCTGCGGCGGTTAATCCTAAATTTAAGATTGGTAAAAATATAGCGGCATACGGTAAAGACTCTTTTGATATTGTTGAGTTGTTTGTTGCTTTTACTAAAAACGGTTTGGATTATGCGGAAAAAGAATTTATAGCGGCTTTATGCCCAGCTTTAAATTCAACGTCCGGAGGTTCTGGGTATCCCAGAAAAGCGTCTGCCGCAGAAAAACTTGAACGGTCTGTAGCAGCTAAACGCAGATGGGCAAACCCAGACTGGCGTGTAAAAACAGTTTCTAGCATTAAGTTGGCACATAGCACAGAAGAAGCAAAAGAACGCGGCAGAAAACTTCAGTCCTACGCAGGGATAGAGAAAAGGTGGGCTGGGCATCAGAAGAAGCTTCATGTGCCGTGTGATAGAAGCGCTTTGGGGCGCAGTCAATGGGAAAACCCAGAGCTTCGTGCTAAAAGAATTGCGGGAATTAAACGAAGCGCTAACACAGAAGAACACAAAGAACGTTGCAGGCTAAGTTTTACTGGGCGTAAAATGCCACTTAGTGCTATAGTGGCTTCAGCAGGAGCAAAGTGGAAAGCAGTGTTTTGCCCGGAACTCAGGGTTTCGTTTTTGTGCCAGAAGTTTGCCGCAGAGTATCTGTCTGTTCCAAAAGCCACCATATCTGTGGCAATAAAAAACGAAGGCAAAGTGTTAAAGAAGTACACTTTGATTAGGGTGAACTAAATTAACTATTCCGAATTGCAAACCGCAGTAGAGGATTACTGCGAGAATACTTTTACTGCTACTGACTTCGCCACTATGACGGAGTTGGCTGAGCAAAAGATTTACAACTCGGTGCAGTTGCCCTCCTTGCGTAAGAACGTACAGGGGGTGTTAACGGCTAGCTTCCAGTATCTTGCTGCTCCTACAGACTTCCTGTCGGTCTTCAGTCTTGCTGTAGTTGATGCTACGGGCGCGTACACATACCTTCTCAACAAGGATGTCAACTTCATCCGGGAAGCGTACCCCATCCCTACAGAAACAGGTACACCTAAGTACTACGCTGTGTTTGGGCCGGATAGCGCAACCCTTGCAGAGCTTACCTTTATCCTTGGGCCTACACCTAGTGCTGGCTTGACAGCAGAGCTTCATTACTTCTACTACCCTGTCTCCATTGTTACAGCGGGCACTTCCTGGCTCGGGGACAACTTTGACTCTGCGCTGTTTAACGCGGTGATGGTTGAAGCAATCCGGTTTATGAAGGGTGAGCCTGACATGGTTGCACTGTACGCTGATGCGTATAAACAGTCGCTGACTCTTCTCAAGAACCTGGGTGACGGTAAGTTGCGTCAGGATGCGTATCGCAGCGGGCAAGTCCGCACTCAAGTTATCTAAGGAACTATCATGGCTTTTACAGGGAACGCTTTCTGCACTTCAGCCAAGGTTGGCTTTCTGACGGGGACATACATTCCGTTGACCGACACAATGAAGATTGCTCTGTACACCAACTCAGCTACGCTGGACGCAACGACCACGGCCTATTCAGCAACTAATGAGGTTGTTGGTACGGGCTACACGGCTGGCGGGAACACGCTAACTGGCAATGCCATTAGCTCTGGCGGCACTACTGCATGGCTTACCTTCAGTGACTCTAGTTGGACTACGGCTACTATCACGGCCCGTGGGGCACTGATTTACGACAGCACCCAATCCAACGCAGCAATTGCAGTCCTAGACTTCGGTGCAGACAAAACTTCTACGGCTGGTACGTTCACTGTCCAGATGCCGGTCGCTGCTGCTTCCACTGCGCTGATCCGTATTGCTTAAGGTTAATTATGGCCGCGACGGTAAAACATTCATTTGTAAGTGCAGTTCCTGATGGCGCGGATACGTCGGTAGTTCGGCCTATTGACTGGAACGCCGATCATGCCCTTACTGGGACTGTCGATGTCGTCAATGGTGGTACAGGGCTTTCTGCTGGTACTTCTGGGGGTGTCTTAGCGTTTACAGCTACCGGGACCATAGCTTCTTCAACAGCCCTAGCGGCTAGTGCGCTTGTCATTGGTGGTGGGGCGGGGGTTGCTCCTTCTACGACAACTACCGGCACCGGAATCTTGACGTTTCTTGGAACTCCCTCAAGTGCAAACCTTGCGGCAGTGCTTACCGATGAAACAGGTTCTGGTGCAAATGTTTTTGCAACGTCGCCGACGTTCACGACGAGCATAGACTCCGGGGCAACATTTACAGCTTTTGCCGGGGCAACGACTTCTCTTACCATAGGTGGCACGGGGGCAACTTCAGTGTTTGCAGTGCCGGGTACGCTGGAACAATCAAGCACAACTGGGGCTATGACGGTAGCCGGTGGCGTTTACATAGCTAAGAAACTGACTGCAATTGGCGGCATTTCAGGCGGCACATTTTAAGGAACTACGATGGCAGCAACAGGCTTTACCCCAATTTCGCTGTATTTCAGCACCACGGCAGCAGCAGCCCCTTCAGCGGGAAACCTTGTTGCGGGTGAGTTGGCACTCAATACCCTTGATGAGAAGCTGTACTTTAAGAACAGCGCAGGCACGGTCAAGCTGTTGGCAAGCAACGGTGCAACGACCAACGTGTCTACATTCTCGGCGGGCACCACGGGGTTTACACCGTCATCCGCTACGTCTGGTGCAGTTACCCTGGCAGGAACCCTGGCGGTCGCCAACGGGGGCACCGGGGTAGCCTTGAGCACAGGCACTGTATCTGTTGTCCTGAGTACATCGCCAACGCTGACAACCCCGGTACTGACCAACCCAACGATCACGGCGTACCTTGAGACTGCCCCGGCCATTGTTAACTCAAGCACAACGCAGACGATTGCCCTAGCTTCTGGGACGGTCCTGAGCTACACGCTGACTGGCAACTGCACGTTTACCATGCCCACCGCCACAAGCGGCACCAGCTTCATTGTCAAGCTGATCCAGGACGGCACTGGCGGGCGCACAGCGGTGTTTACAGGCGTCAAGTACCCAGGTGGCACGGCACCGACGATCACTACCACAGCGACCACCGGCACTGACATCATCAGCTTCGTGTGCATCAACTCGATTTGGTACGGTAACGCAGCCCAGGCGTACGCATAATGTTTGCAGCACTTAATGCTTTCCTGACGCGGGCGGTGTCGGGGTACTTCCTAAACAAATCCCTGCGCTTCCGGTCTTCTGCGAGTGCGTATTTGAACAGGACGTTTGCTGCTGGGAACCAATCTACTTGGACTTGGAGTGCCTGGGTTAAGCGTGGGGTGTTGGGAACCTACCCTCAAATGTTTTCTGCTGGCGCAGGCACAGGTGGTTCTCCCGAGCTTACTATTCTATTTGAAGCGGATGCTTTAAGGATTGATTCTTATAACGGAAGCACTACTGTTTTTGACGTAAAATCTACTGCTTTATATCGTGATCCCGCCGCTTGGTATCATGTTGTCGTGGCTTTTGATACAACCCAAGCTACAGCAGCAGACAGGGTTAAGTTTTATATTAATGGTCAACAAATTACATCATTTGCTACTGCATCGTACCCTGGGCAAAACACAACGCATCAAATAAATGCGGCTACTTCGCATCAAATTTCAGGTAGCACCCGCGTTGCGGCATATTATTACGACGGCGAAATGGCCGAGATTAACTTCGTAGGCGGATACCCCACAGGCGTTACCTCTGGCACTTGGGCCGCTACAAACGTATCTACCATCTTCGGCGCATACAGCATCTACAACCAGTGGCTACCAATAGCATACGCCGGGACATACGGGACCAATGGGTTCTATTTGCCGTTCACGAACACCACCAGCACATCTACCCTCGTAGCAGACTCCAGCGGCAACGGTAACAACTGGACACCCAACAACATCAGCCTCACTGCCGGGTCCACATACGACTCACTGACTGATGTGCCGACACTGACCAGCACTACGGTGGCGAACTATGCGGTGTTGAATCCGTTGTCAATTCGTAGCGGCGCACCTAAATCTTCTGACGGCAACTTGACCATTGCTTGGGGTGGTACTTACCCGGCCAATGCACTTGCAAC